AAGGCTTTCAGCACGATGAAAGTAATGCTACACTCACGAAAACAACGCAACGGAGTAAACGAAAATGGCAGGAAAAAAAGACGGTTTTGGACTGACTGCAAAACAGCTGAAGTTCGCTAACGGCGCGGTTTCTGGCATGTCTTTGGCTGATGCTTATCGCAACGCATACGATGCTGAAAACATGACACCGAAAGCGATACAAGTCGAAGCGTCACGACTTGCGGCGCGTCCTGATGTTGCCCTAACCATGCAGACGATTGCAGGCCAGATACAGGCGAAAATGCAGGCTGTGACGGTCTCCGACCGTGACATGCTGATAACCAACTTACGCCGATGGACGAAGGGCGATGAGACACCTACAAGTGGACAGCTTCGTGCGGCTGAGCTGCTCGGCAAGGCCTGTGGCCTGTATCGTGATGTGGTGGAAACTCGAACCGAGCGACCAGCGTCCGAGGTGCTGGCTGACATCGAGGCGAGGTTAAACGCTTTGGCCTCCGAGCCGGTTAAACCGTCCGGCGGCGAGGATGAACCGAGCGCGTGTGTTCACTAGCCGCGTGTGCGCGGTTATTCGTGCGTGAGCGCGTTTATACGGCGCGGGCGTGCGCGGTAATTCGTGCGCGTGGGCGTGGGCATACCCGTACCCCCCTGTGCGTGGGCGAGCGTGAGTGTGTATATACATATGATTTTACTCAAACGATTCCACCATTTTGGGTTTAGTGTCCCCTAAGTCATTGATTTTGCGCGACATTGTTTCCTGAAAAAATTTTTTGCAAAAAATTTAGCACTATTTAAACGAAAAGTATTGACAAACACAGAGAAATATGCTAGAATCGGAATCGCAATACGAGATGGGGACGAGTGAAACCGTTTAAATCCACATTGAAAGGTAGAATTTTTGGTGTGGATGGGTGGTTAAGAACGAGTCCACATCGACTCTGTAGGGTATAAGGTGTTAAAAGGGATTAGAAGAGTGGGTTTTGACTCAGTGCTTCAGTCCCTTTTTCATTACACGGTGTAATTATACTAAGCAGTGTTTGGAAATATGCTGGAAACGGGGCTATTGCGCCCTGCAAAAACGAGGTTTTTTGGATGGGATTGACCCCAGAGTTGGTGCAGAGGATACGGAGTCTTCCGCCGGAGAAGCAACAGGAGTTTGCTGGGCTGTTGGCGGAGTATGAGCAGGCCTCTGAGCGTGAGTTATGCCGCAATCGGTTTATTCCATTTGTTGAGAAGGTCTGGCCGGGGTTTATTTCCGGCAGGCATCACCGGATTATGGCGGAGAAGTTTGAAGCCATTGCCCGTGGAGAGCTGAAGAGGCTCATTATCTGCATGCCACCCCGGCATACCAAGTCCGAATTCGGTTCTTACCACTTCCCTGCGTGGTTTTTGGGGCAGTTCCCCGGAAAGAAGGTGATTCAGGCTTCCCATACCGCCGAGTTGTCGGTGGGTTTTGGCCGGAAGGTGCGAAATCTGGTCGATACGGACGCATACAAGGACATTTTCCCGGAACTGGAGCTTCGTAGTGACTCCAAGGCGGCAGGACGCTGGGATACCTCCAACGGCGGAAGCTATTTCGCTATCGGTATTGGTGGTGCCGTGACGGGTAAAGGTGCCGATTTGCTGATTATTGACGACCCGCACGATGAACAGGAGGGTCAGTCCGGCGACCCAGCGGTTTTTGACCATGCCTACGAATGGTACACCTCCGGCCCCCGTCAGCGCCTCCAGCCCGGCGGGGCGATTGTCATTATTGCCACCCGCTGGTCGAAAAGAGACCTGATTGGGCAGGTTTTGAAGGCATCAGCCATGCGTGAGGGCGTGGATGAATGGGAAGTTATCGAGTTCCCGGCCATCATGCCGTCCGGAACACCGCTCTGGCCGGAGTTCTGGCCCCTCAAAGAACTGGAAGCCATCAAGGCCGAAATCCCGATTCACAAGTGGGAAGCCCAGTACCAGCAAAACCCGGTCTCCGAAGGGGCCGCTCTGGTTAAACGCGAGTGGTGGCAAATCTGGGACTCCAAAGAGCCTCCCTCCTGCAATTACCTGATTCAGTCGTGGGACACCGCCTTTCTCAAAACCCAGCGGGCCGACTACTCCGCCTGCACCACATGGGGCGTGTTCTACCACCCGGATGACAATGGGAACATGCAGGCCAATATCATCCTGCTGGATGCCCACCGGGAGAAGATGGAGTTCCCCACCCTGAAGAAACGGGCGCTGGAAATGTACAACTACTGGCAACCCGACAATGTTCTCATCGAAGCCAAAGCCGCAGGCACCCCACTTATCTTTGAACTCCGGGCAATGGGCATAGCCGTCACAGACTTCACACCGTCACGAGGCAACGATAAAATAGCCCGTGTAAACGCCGTTGCAGATATGTTCAGCAGTGGTAGAATCTGGATACCACAGACGCGGTTTGCCGAGGAAGTGGTTGAAGAGTTTGCATCTTTCCCTTCCGGAGAGCATGATGACTATGTGGACTCCAGCACGCAGGCGCTCATGCGATTTAGAAAGGGCGGCTTCGTGTCATTGCAATCTGATGCGCAAGACGAACCTATTTACCGCCGAAAAAAGGAGTATTACTGATGAAAGGCAAAACCGCAAAATCTGAAGCAAAAGAAGCCCCAAAGCCGGGCAAAAGCATTATCAAAAAAGTTTTTGATGGCAAAGATGTCCGTAAAGCCAAAGGTGGCAAGTTAAACTATGCCAAAGGTGGCAAGATGGGCTGTTATGCCGTTGGTGGCGCAGTCCAAACCGCAAAAGGCATGGGCGCGGCAGTGAAAGGTGGAAAGTTCCACGAAGCGTAAGCGAGTGCTTCACGAAGCGTAATAATGTTTTAAACCAAGCGTAAGGAGAAAACCTGTGCCAGTTGACCGCGCATTAACACCCGCAACAGGTGTTGCACCCAATGCAACGCCCGTTGAATACGACATGCCGGTCACGGACGGTGAAGACGGCTCTCTCATCATCGAGATGCCTGATGGCGGAGTGATGATACAGCTTGGCGAAGAAGCAGAAAACGAATCCGGCGGGGAGGAGCATGACGCGAACCTCGCCGAGTTTTTATCCGATACCGAGCTTGGGAACATCGCCAGCGAACTCATCGGCGATTACGATTCAGACAAAGAATCCCGTAAAGAGTGGGAAGAGACCTATATCAAGGGTCTTGAACTGCTTGGTTTGAAGATTGAAAACCGAACCCAGCCGTGGGAAGGCGCATGCGGTGTGTTCCACCCGATGCTGGCCGAAGCCGTGGTACGCTTTCAGGCGCAAGCCATTCAAGAGATTTTCCCGGCAAAAGGCCCGGTTGTCACCAAGATTGTCGGTGATGTGACCCGCGACAGGATTAAACAGTCCGAGCGCGTCAAAGAATACCTGAACTTCCTGATTACCGAACGGATGAGCGAATACCGCGCCGAAACCGAGCGCATGCTGTTCTCGCTTCCGCTGGCAGGTTCTGCGTTCCGTAAAGTCTATTATGACGAAAGCCTTGGCCGTCCGTCTTCCATTTTCGTTCCGGCGGAAGATTTTGTGGTCTCTTACGGAGCCACCGACCTTCTGACCTGCGAACGCGCAACCCATGTGATGAAGAAAACGCACAATGAACTGCGTAAACTTCAAGTCAGCGGGTTCTACCGGAACATCGAATTGCCAGAGCCGTCCCCGGATATTGGCGACATTCAAAAAACCTACGACAAGCTGAACGGCGAATCCAAGCCTTACGACCTCGATTCGCGTCATACCCTGCTCGAAATGATGGTCGATTACGACCTCCCCGGCTTTGAAGATGAAATCGATGGCGAACAGACCGGCATTGGTTTGCCGTATGTCATTACCATCGACAAGTCCAGCCGAACCATTCTTTCCATCCGTAGGAATTGGTATGAAGATGACCAACTCAAAAAGCGCCGCCAACACTTCGTCCAGTACACTTACCTTCCCGGTTTCGGATTTTACGGCTTTGGCTTGGTACATATGGTTGGAGGTCTGGCGAAATCGGCCACCTCAATCCTCCGACAACTGGTGGACGCAGGTACCCTTTCCAACCTGCCGGGCGGACTGAAAACCCGTGGCTTGCGCATCAAAGGTGACGATACTCCCATCATGCCGGGTGAATTCCGCGATGTGGACATTCCCTCTGGAACCCTGCGCGACAACATAGCCTTCCTGCCGTACAAGGAACCGTCCACGGTTCTGTATCAGCTTCTTGGCAACATCATCGATGAAGGTCGCCGGTTTGCTTCGCAGGCCGATATGAAGGTTTCCGACATGAACTCGGAAGCCCCGGTCGGCACCACGCTGGCACTGCTGGAACGCTCGATGAAGGTCATGTCAGCAGTTCAAGCCCGTTTACACGCTTCGATGAAGAAAGAGTTCAAGCTCATTTCCAACATCGTGCGTGACTACGGCCCGAACGAGTATCCGTATGAAACCAAGGGTCAGGACATGACCAAAGAGGATTTCAGCGATAACATCGATGTTATCCCTGTGTCCGACCCCAACGCCGGTACGATGGCGCAACGGATTATGAAGTATCAGGCCGCCCTGCAACTGGCGCAGGCCGCCCCGCAGATTTACGACCTCCCGCTCCTGCACCGTCAGATGCTGGACGCGCTGGGTCTGGCCGATGTCGATGAAGTCATCCCGCTGAAAGATGTGATACCGACCGACCCGGTATCGGAAAACATGAATGTCTTGAACCAGAAACCGGTCAAGGCGTTTATCTACCAAGACCACGAAGCCCATATCAAGACGCACTTGGCCTTCATGCAAGACCCGAAAATCCAGCAACTGGCGGGTCAAAGCCCGAATGCCCAGCTCTTGGCTTCGGCCATGCAGGCCCATATCGCCGAGCATGTGGCGTTCCAGTACCGCAAGGAAATCGAAGAACAGCTCGGTGTCCCGCTCCCGCCTCCGGAAGAGCCGTTGCCCGAAGATGTCGAATATCGGCTGTCGCAACTGGTTGGCCCTGCCGCCGACCAGCTCCTTGGCAAAGACCAAGCCGAGGCTCAAGCCGAGAAGAATGCGAAGGAGTCGGAAGACCCCATTCTGCAACTGGAAGTCCAGAAGCTGGAACTCAAGAAACAAGAGATGCAGGACAAGAACCAGCGCGAGATGGCAAAAATCAATGCCGACCT